TGGTGTAGTCCTTGTCGATGTCGTAGCGCCATATCTGGCTCACAGCACAAAACTCCGCTGCCGCTTCTTGCAGGTGAGTCTCGATGATAATTTCCGGGCAGCCCGGAAGAATGGGCTGGATATACGGAAAAAAACTAGCCCATGCGACGGCCACGTTAAGTCACCGAACTCTGGTTTGAAGGAGACGAAGCAGAATCTACTTGGTTCTTCATACTCAAAGCCGCGTTAAACGCCCCATAAGCTGCTTGCGCACGTTGCTCGTTGGCACCGTATTCAGCATCTTTAGAGTAAGCCCTGTATAAAACCCAGTCGATCATTGGGGACATATAGATGTCGTCCAACAAAATAACTGTACTGTCTCCAGCTTCCGGATTGAGTTGCGTCTCTGTTAAGCTGGTTGCGCCCGGAGAATCCGTGTACACAACTTCAACTTGCGCCGCTGTTGTCGCAGGCGGGTAAACAAAGAACTCTTTCGGTTGGCGTGGGTCAAAAGTGTAGTGCTGGACGTTAACCGTGCCGGTTTCGGCGTGCCACGAAGGGCGTTGGTCATCCAGAACACTGCGCGACACAAGGCGTATAACCCTGTACGTTGAAGTTGCGGCAAGGTTTCGTGTTACATCCAACAACCGTAACCCTGATGGGAACTGTGTTGTCAGTGTTTGCCTTGTACCTGTGACACAAGTGAATGTGCCTGATTTTGCGTTTGCATCGGGACGTGCAAGAGTAATGGCGAGATAAGACTCGTTCATCCAGTTCTGCAATTCCGTGCGTGGCCAGCGAATGTTGGTGTCTTGGAGAACATCCTCAACTCGCCGAATAATGTCAGTGACTTTTACTGTAGACATCCGTTACCCCCTACTAGCTTGATTTGGGTGTAGCAGTGGCTTTGGCTTTCTTTGACTTTGGCTTTGACGCTTTTGGGGCGGGAGCAGGCGCAATATTCTTTGCCATCTCTTCACCTTCAGCGGTTAGAACCATCTGGTCACCGACAACTTGGGCTACAACTACGAATAAACCATCGACCTTAGCGGTTGCTTTGTTTGCAACAATTTCAGCATCGACGGCGCTAATGATCTCATATACGTCCATATTAGGCTCCTTATTAAATAAGGGGGGTTTCCCCCCCTCACAGGGCTACTAAGACGCAGAGCCAATTAGCGTTGTAATCAAAGCCTCAGGCTTAACTACCTTGCGACCATAAACAGCTAGACCACGAACGATGTCGCCGAAGTCAGTCTGGTTACGCAAAGGTTCAGTTTTGCTGATCTGAGAAGCAAAAGCACAAGCCTGTTTCGTACCAGCAACCATCATACGACGGTTCTTAGCGTTAGTTACCGCGCCGCCACCAGAGGTAGCAGATAAACCCGGAACCAATGCCTTAGCCGCTGCACCCTTCGGAAGAAGGTTGGAAACGTAAACGTCGAAGCGATCCAACATACCGATCTTACCGGTACGGATGGTGCTTGACTGGTCGCCAGTGAAGTACGCCTGAGCAATGTCAGTTTGCATAAGCAATTGACGGTCATACGGCGAAATAATCAACCAACGGCCATCTTCTGGAACGTTCTGCTCGTCAAGAGCAGCTGACATGCGAAGAATCGCTTGTAACACGTTAGCAGGAGTAGCTTGGTCGATAGGAGCAATATCAGTACCGAGGTTGTACTCAGCAGATAAAGCACCAGCAGTGCCGCCCTTGTTAGCCGCAGCTGCGCCTTCAGTCACAAACCAGTTGAAGAACGTTTCGTTCTCAATGTTGATTTTTAACTGCTTAGCCGCGTCATCGGTGAACATGTTCATCAATTCCATATCGGCTTGGTGAGCAAGAACATCGTTGACCTGTACGCTGAAGTATTTACCTTTGTTGATCTGCATATCTTGGAAGACCGGTGTAGGTACTTCAGACGTCAGGGTAGTACCCGCGCCAGCATAATCATTAATGGTGATGCTTGGTGCAGTACGGATACGAATAGTATCGCCCTGATTCTTGATCTCGCCTTCCCAATCGGTATTGGCGATTTCAGTCATCATGGTGTTCGCGTAAAACTTCGCGTTAAGTTTGTTGGACCACAATTGTGGAATGAATGAACCCGAATAAGACGGGTTTGTGTCGAATGAGCCTGAGCCTACGACCGGGAATACAGCAGCCATGATTGGCCTCCTATTAGTTTAGTTGGGTACTAACAGCTGCTTACTTGTTTACAGGTTAACACTTACTTATGTTAACACATCTAAGATCGAACTCGACCTTCAAGGTAGGCAGTTGTTATATCTGCTTCAAGTTTAGTGGCCTCATCGTACTTGTGCCGCGTGTTCAAAGTGCGAACCCGGTTCCAAGCCGACTGGATTTCTCGCTCGGAGTAAATCTTCGCCTCTTTACCGACGCTCTTTGTGCTCGCGGTAGTCGCTGAACGATTAGGCGCAACCTGCTTCTCGAGTTCTGCCTGACGTATCTGACGCTCTCCGGCTTCCGCTGGTCCTAGAGAATCTTTCCACAGCTTCACATAATGCGATACTGCTTCAACATCCCCATTGTTAAATGCGGCTGCCGCTTGATCTCTACGTGGGCCTCGGAGCATGGGATCATACTCGTTTAACCACGCAACCCAACGTTCGTCGTTGTCGATACTCGCAAAGTCAGGGACCACACTAGCTAGTCTCTGAGCAAAGCTCATTTCGCCAACTTGGCTACCGGTCTTCTTCAGTTGTGACTGAAGCTGGTCGATAACTGTCTGTTGTTGGTCAAATCGGTCCTCATAGTCTTGAGAAACCTCTTTTGCGACCCTGCGTTGTACGTCAATCAGCTCTTCGCCAAATTCGGCTCGATCTGCATCGGTTACATAACTGACTTTCTCCTTCGGCTTCGTCGGCTCTTTGGGCTTCGCGGACAACGTCTCAGTGAGGTTGTTCATCTTAGCCGTTAAGTCCTTAACCTGCGCGTGCAGGCGGGGGACTTCAGCGTCGTACTTGCCCCGGAGGGTTTTGTACTTCTGCTCAAATTCGTCCGCTACGTCCGTCGGTGACGTGTCAGCTGGCGCTACTTCGTCAGGTGTTACGGCTTCTTCAGTGTCGACCGATACTTCTGCCTCGGTATCCTTGGGACTATCTTCAGGAACGTCAGGCTCTTTAGCCTTCTTTTTCTTCTTACCGTCCGGTTGGGCGTTTAGCGTTTTCTCTAATTCTACTACTTCATCAAGCTGAGCTTGCACCTGTCTTGGCAATGCCATGTTTCTCTCCTTAAAGCACCAACTCTGTTCCTAGCGTCCCGAGGGTATGCTGTTCCCGTTATGGTGTGCTTCTCGTGTGTTGCGCAAATGCGCGGTTTTCTACCTTAGGCGCGTCTTCGACGGCCATCAGTAAGTCTTCAAATGCTTCTGCTCGTCCTTGCAGTCGGTGGACTTGAACCATGTCGACTGCGTGTACCAGCTTCTGCTTAGCGGAGTCTAACTCATCCGCCATCAACCTTAAAACCGCATCAATACCCGGTTCTCTAAGCCTACTTAGGGCTTTAACTGCTTGGGTATCTGCATTATTAAGGTCGATCATAAATAGAAACTTATATTATATGTGGTAACGTGTCAACAACTAGACACGTTAACGCCCATTTGGACGTGGGCTTATAAAGTTATCTTGACGGCCCCCTTGTGGGGTTCCGTCTTCCTGTATATTAGCTGGACCTTGCGGCGGCGCTTGCTGTTGCATCATTTGCTGCTGCATCATCATTTGCTGCTGTTCGGCTTGTTGCTTTTCAATATCCTCTCTACTAGGGACAAGACGATCAACGTTGGTATTAAGATTACCGGCCAAATCCCGCATGAGTTCAGCTGTACCAGCCTTTCCAACAATCTCTTGTGCAACCGGACTCTCCAGTATAAGACGAAGGAACTCATTTTTGCGTACAGCTTCTGCTTCTTTGACAACAAGCGACATCGCGCCTCGTGCAATAATTTGTACATCACCTATTAAGTCCTGATCTTCCGAGTACCGTAGGTTACGCTGGTACTGGCGCTCGAGCATTGGGGTTATAACATCGTGGTCAATGTTTCCTATAACCTGTTTAATGCTTTTGCCTGCGTTAGAGATAAGCATAGACAGACCGGAGGACGTACGTCCTGCGCCCGGAACATGCTGACCCGTCATATAACGCGGAATACCTGACACCTCGTCCGCGAGTTCCATGAACTTCTCGAACACGGCCATTAACTCGCCTGCGTTAGAGTTTGGTTGGAAAAACTGCATTGGTGGTGAAGAGTCGCCATACTCAGACGACTTAAACTGCCAAATTTTCCATGGGTGCATCTGGGTAATATCTTCACCCGCTGGGAGACGACTTACGTTCACGCCGACCTGTGGACCAGAAGAAAGGCCCATGTTGTTAGCCAGCGATCGAGCTGCGGCGTTACACATGTTCTGGGCATCTATGGTCAGGTCAGCTACCCCATTCCCGTCAATTCGACCGGGAATCTTCTCGAAAGAAGTTAGGTAGTAAGGTTTACGCCCAATAGGGTCGTAGTTTAGAACTGCTTTAATGATGACATTGTTTATCATCCAGACTTCGCAGGGGTAAGACAAATGCGGGTCTTCAATTTCGTCCTCGGTCATGCCCCAGTCGAT